AATCGATAAGACGAATTTAATTTAACAATATTTGAAGATTGGTTAGTAGGATCAGAATATCCGTATGGACCATAAATTGGATTACCATCAAATGCCCAACCAATAATTGGTGAGTGTTCAATCTGATCTTCCTGTTCTAGAGTAACCCCATCGTTATTTACAAAAAGATTATCACCGAGAATATATCTTAATTTTTGTGGGTTTGAAATATGAGCATATTCTCCACCATATTGATTATTAAATCCAGAAAATACAGACCCCCTTGCACTATCAAATTGTGTAGTTTCTTGGAGATTATACGTCCATTCAAATACATTAGGAGTAAATGTGGCACCAGAACCTACAGAAGTCAAATTAATAATTGTAGTTCCCTGAACATAATTAATACCCCTATTAATAATTTCAATATTAGTTACTCTTCCAGCATTTTCACCATCAATATCAATAGTTGCTCGTGCAACTGCACCAAAACCATCGCCCTGAATAGTAATTTCGGGAGCAGTTGTATATCCACTACCTGCAGAAATGATAGCAATAGAAATAATACGACCATTTTGAACAATCGCTTGAGCGACTGCACCAGATCCAGAACTTAAAGTAACAGTTGGTTTAGATGTATAAGATTCACCTCCATTGGAAATACTGACGGATTTAATAGGTCCTCTAACGGAAGCAGTTGCTGTAGCGCCTGTACCGCCGCCACCAACAACGGTAATAGTTGGTTGAGAAGTATATCCACTACCTTTAGTATTCATAAGAATACTAGAAACTACACCCTTGGTTATAATTGCTGTTGCAGAAGCACCAGATCCGTTACCACCAACAATAGATACCAGAGGAGAAGATGTATATCCAGATCCACCATCATTAACAATAATTTCCGTAATAGATCCATTAACTGTTGCTGATGCTTCTGCACCAGATCCTCCTCCACCAACAATATTAATGTTTGGAGGGAATGCTGCATCATAATCAGATCCAGCATTATCAATATCAATCGATGTAATAGGACCAAAAGTTTTAGTTACATCAGATTTGTATGACCAAATAGATGTTCCATTAACCCAAGTTCCAATAGGACCAGGATTAATATTATTTTTAACTGAAATAGTTTGAGGATTTAATGAAAATCTATTAAGTTTACGCTGGTTTCCTGGAAGAAGTGCAGATCCAGGAAAAGGACCAATATTGTAGTTAGGAATACCAGTAGATGCCACATAAACATAATCATCATTAAAAAATGAATTTTGAATATTAGTTGTATATGGACTGATAAAATTTTGTATGGCGGTATCGCTAGATTTACCTTTATTAAGGTCAACAGAAACAAGAATATTACCTTGGGGAACTACTTCTGCTGATTGTGCAAGTTGATATTGAAAAATAGTGTCACTATCTCTAGAAGTTACTAAAAATGTTCCATTGAAAAGAATTGGATTAGCACCATAGATTGTTACCTGGTCTCCAACTAAAAGACCGTGATTATTTTCACATGTAACTGTAGCAAATCTATTATCAACACCACCAAAGGTGATGCTACTTACCTCGATGAGTTTTTTAACATTATACAACCAGGTTTTTAATTCTGGTTTTTCGGAAGTTCCTCCAAGTTTTGATACTGAGAGTTTATCACCAGAGAGATAATAAGATCCAGTATCAGTCAACGATGTTTGTTGAGCATCAACAATACCAACAACACTCAAAACTACTTCCTGAGTAGTTCCTTTATTTACATAAACAACTAAATTAGAAGTTACTTCTGTAGCAGAGTCCCAATCTTCAACAATACCATTTACAGAGCGAGTACATTCAATAAACTGATTAAGAGATTTTTCTTTATATTGAATAAGTTCTGAGTCGCCAATTAAAAATTCACCATTTCTTTCTGGCCAACCAATTGTGGAGTCTACCGTGATAATACTGTCAGTCGTATTAAGGGGTTCTACAAGTTTTGTTTTATAAGGAACTACAAATGTCCCTTGAATAGTTTCTTCAGAAAGTACAAGTTCGTATATCTCAGTCTCTGATGTTTTAATAGAAATGAAATTTTCAATTAGAGCACTAGCTGCCTTAATATTTGCATCTGCAATATCAGCATCTTGAGTTAATAATCCATCTTTAATATTATCTGGATTACCACTAACTAGAGTGGCACGTAAAATTGTGTCAACTGACCAAGTTGCAGCAGATGGTTTGGTAATTTGATCTTTTGGATAGGAAACAGATACGTTTTCACCATAAAGAAGTTTAAAAAGATAAGAAATACTAAAAGATGTACCCTTTGAAGAATAAAAATCTTTTACAGTTTTAATTGAATTTCTTACATCAATTTTTTTATAGTCAAGTTCTGGAACATCAGGCAGAAATTGTTCAGTATATTTGTCTAATAGTCTCTTAACAAACAATGCATCTAAGCATTTAACTTCTGCATTAACTGCAGAT